TTAAACAATCCTTAATCATTTTACGACAAGGTGCTGGAGTTGAAGATTTGACTGCTTCAATACCCATCATTTTGAGTTTAGGTTCAGTATATCGAACACCTTCACTATCCCAAACATTAAGAATATAACGTTTCTTAGCAGTCCAAATTCCACGATCAGCAATATTCTCACGCTTCATTTGCATCTTCTGGTCGTATGCATTCATGTACTCAGCCAGTTCTTGGTAGCAACTTTCAATATACTTTTCAAGTTCCACCTTACAGATCTTATCAAGGAACGAAACAATGCCTTCAGTAGTTTTCTCTCTTCCCTCGTATACAATTTCAACCAGAGGACCCATATGAAGATAAATGGAGTCAGTATCAGAAGCAATAACATAATCAACATCCTCAGTTTTAAGAAGTTTATTGAGATAGGTATTCATTTTACTCTCAATCCAACGAATTGCAACCTGCCCTGAAAGAGTGATTGCTTCTGCATTTGCGAGTTTATAGTACCTGAAGTATTGATTTCCCACGGAACCGTAGGCTGAATTGAGAGCGATTTTTTTTGCCATCTGAATGTTATTACACCGAGCAATCTCTTTTTCTAGTTCTTTAGTTTTTTTCTTTTGATATTCTTTTTTTGCAACAATCATCTTCTCCTTATATACAACACGATCATTATACATTTTCTCCATGAGTTCAGGAAGGAACCCTCGCACATCCTTACGATACATTGCACCATTAGGACATACCGCATAGTCCTTATACAATTCAAAAGTAAGTTCTTGGTTGAGAATCTTATCTACAGTTACAGTGGGGTGTCTTTCATCAACAAGAGTTTCTGGACTCACATTAAACTGCATAATCAGGTGCGGATATAGACTATTCAAGTCAAAGTTAACAACCCAATCATACTTACCAGGAATTGGTTCTTTTACATAAGCACCTGCATACTTTTCATTTTTTTGAGATTTACTTTTGGGAGGAATTACAATATCTTTTTTCTTCAGATAATTGTAGATGATCGTATCCCAAACACGAACCTGATAGAATACATCAGCATAATTTACTTTAGCATCATATGCCATCGTAAGAGCAAGTTCAATCAGTTTCATCTTGTCTTCTAAACGATCAACAAGTTCTACGTCAACGATGTTATACTCAATAAACTTTTGCCACCCTTTCGTATAAAAATCTTTAAAGGTATCAAACTCAGAGTGGTCAAGTTTCTTCTGTCCCAGTTCTACTTCTGCAATATAATCAAGACGATATGACTCTTGTGCTTTATAAGTAAACTTCTTATAAAGATTGAGATAGTCTAACTGAGTGAGTCCTCCAATATCAAACGTAATATGCTTACGCCCAGTAATAAAGATTTCACCTTCAGTTACAAGTCCCCAGTTAGAGAGACGTTTCATTAACTTCTCACCAAGAACACGATTTAATCGTTTGCAGATATATGGGATATCATAAAGTTGAATATTCCATCCTGTGACTACATCAGGAACATCAGTCATCCAATAGTTAATAAAGTGATTGAGAAGTTGATATTCACTCGGGCAATGATGATAAGTTACATCAGCACGAGTATTGTTAAATGGTTTAACTCCCCAAGTAATAATCTTTTTAGTTGTATAATCCTGAACAGAGATTGCAAGGATTTCTTCAATACAAGATTCTACATCAGGGAATCCAGATTCGGACCCAACCTCAATATCTAAAGTTACAAGTTTGATTTTACTGATATCAAACTTAATCTCATCTTCAGGATACTTCTCTGAAATATATTGATATACATAACGGTCATTCCCGTAGATTTCAAATCCATCAACTTCATCATATTTTTTATAAAACTCACGACAATCTCTAACTGTCCCAGGTCTTATTGGTTCTACATTACCTCCACTTAATGTTTTATACTTTGATTCCTTTTTACTATTTACATATAGTGTTGGGAAGAACTCATCTCTGTTTTCAAATCTTTTACCATTCTCTACACCACGAACCAAAAACTGATTCTCTATCAATTGAACATTAGTATAAAAGGTTTGATTCATTCTTTGGTAAGATCCTGGTATTTTTCAAGAAGTGTTGGTGTGGGAGTTACAAGTGTTAGAATTTTTTCAGAACTCATCATACAAGTATCCTCTTTTGTATACCCCATTAGAAATGGTTCTAAAGTTTGATCTTTAGAGACTACAAATGGTTTTACTAACTTACAATCTGGTTCTCCAC